GAAAACTTAAATTTTCAAATGTTAACGCTTGGGTTGAGCCTGTAGCCGCCGCTTGAAATAAGGGGTTACCATTACCAACGTCCGCTTCTAGCCCATAAATTGTTGATTTTCCACCTAATACCCAACGGCTTTGTGGGTACTCACCAATCAACGCTTTTTGCGTTCCTATTTCAATTGTTTGGGTAATTCGGTACGTTCCAACTGGAAAAAGCACGCTGTTTGCGGTTGCAATAGCTTGCTGAATTGCAAATGTGTCATCTGCAATACCATCACCTACAGCACCAAAGTCCTTAACGCTCACCCAATCACGCAATTTTTCTTGCGCTGATCTAGCAACTACGTTAGCCCCCGCTGCTTCAAAACCAATCCAATCAGAACCATCATTGCCAGCCAAATCCTGAACCGTGCCAATTTGACCTTTAAATCCAGTAAATGCGGTTTGCGCCGCAGTTTGCCCTGATGATGAATTTAATTGCGAAGTTGTAAATTTAACTTCGGCGCCAACGTGAAGGCCGTTAGTAAAAGTAACCGTATCGGCGTCCGTTTCAACATAAGCGTATTGAGCGCCAGGACCGTATTGATTGACCCCATCTACGAATACAGTTAGGCTGTTTGTGCCTGGCTGATATTGTGTAGTAGTTAAATTAAATACGGTTTGCCCTGCCGTAGCTATTTGAATTTCTTGTTGATTAGTAAAATTTACAAAGTTGGAATTAATGCCAATAACATTGTCGTAGGTTGCAATCAAGACATCATTGCTGTCCCGCAATATAAATTTGTATTGTGAGCCGTCTGTTAGCCAAATTTCACCTGATCCTGACACGCGCCCTGCAGCGTCCAAAATGATAGGATTAGACCAAGCAATATTACCTGCGCTAGTTGTGTACGTTGTTTGTGGTGTGGTTGTGCCTGCGGCATAAGTATAGAGCTTGCCACCAGTCAGAACGTTTCCGCTGTTGTCAAAGAATTGCGCGGCTACACCGCCGACAGGGGATAGATTAACGGCCATAGCTGCTCCTGGTATAAAAGCCTTGGTTGATTTTATGTGTTTTTACCATGTTTGTCACTTTTTAAAAAGTACCGCCACCAATACCGCCTGTAGCGTTTAACGTTGTAAATTTTCCTGAACTTGTTGTTGTGTTGCCAATCGGCGTGTTATCAATCTGACCGCCTGTAATCGTTACATTATCGTAATTCTGTGGTGCAATCGTACCCAACTGCGGATGCGGGGCTAAGTCCGCAATCCGATCTCGATTGATAATGTTATTAATTTCATCAATCGTTACGGGTGGCGGCCCTTTCTGTAAATCATCTAACGATACAGGGTTTGTGCCTTGCCCTGTAAGAACAAATAAGTTAAGAAAAAACCGATACCATTCCCGTGACAATAAGCCCGTAGTAGCGTCAACAAGCGGCGTTCTAGGCGCCGGAATGTTGGTAATGTTTAACGGACTAGGCACGGGTCGGACTCAATAACAGTTCAGCGCCTACGATGGCGATCTTTACTGGATCAGTACCCGACACCTCATACACGCGGTCACGCAGCTTCATGGTCATACCAAGCCGACGCCAAAATACACGGCGGCCATATTGACCAATAGCCCCCATCTTAGACCAATGCTCGTTTGACCATGTATGGCCGCCATCATCTGACCAACGCAACATGGCTTCTGGGTCATCACCTTGAGTGCCTGTAGTTGCGGGGATAACCACCATATCAAACGTTAAATAATCGCCTGAACTAGTAACTACAGGGGTTTGTTCGCCACTTAATGAAGTTGAAGCTACAAAATACGCCGTTGTAGAATCAAGTTGGGTTATACCTGGGTTAATACCTACGCCTGTTTCACAGTCCATTTGTAGGCTATGCTGAGCGGTACGGCGCAAGTTATTTTGACCGCTAGGGATTGGGCGCCAAGACCGTAGCCATTTTTGTGGTGCATTATTGTCGGCGTAAACCTCAAGGTCATACGCATACAAATTGCCGTTTTCATAGTCGCCAAGGATGATTTGGTCGTTAAATGCCACTTGGCAGTTCGGACGATAGCGCACAAAATCACCATTTGACCAGCCAGCCCGTTCATGCCACGATTGGGTTGATACGTCGTAAACCCATGTTTTTTGTACAGTTGGGAAAGTCAACACATAAAAGCTATGACCGTCTTGCTGGTAAGTGTATGCGATAGCGTTGCTAATATCGCCGTATTGCTGGATTTGCCATTCAATTGAATGGTTAGACGCCCTAACCCCTGTATAACCGCTGTTGCGATACACAATTCCTTGACCGCGGGCGTCTTGGCCTAGCCAAAACACCGAGTTATCTAACTTAGCTACCGAATAGGGTGCTACGCAGCCAATCTCGTTACTAGCGCCTTGAATACGGGCTAAAGGAAAGTCTGGCGTACCTGCGTCGTACCAAACTTCAATTGAATTAGTGCCAAATAGCCATGCCTCACGGTTATTAATCATTAAGGCTACTAAACCGTCGGGCGAGCCTTCTGCGCTTGCAAAATCAAGCGGATCAACGGATAAGCCGTCTAAAAGGCTAGTTACCCACACTCTTTGGCTATTTGGTTCATTAAATACAAAATATCCATCCAAATAACCAACCGTTACAGCGCCAGGGTAATCGATATCATTAATTTGCTGAAATACATCGGTTATCGAGTTGTAAATATAGCCGGGGCCATTTGCCGCCACAAACAACTGCGTACCGTTATCCGACATAGACACAGGGCCAGTATTGGCAATTGTGCCTAATGTTTTAATGTCGTAATCTGTATCTAGCTTATATAGGGTATTCCCTGATACCACATACATACGATCATTAAACGACCACAGCCCACGGATCGGGCCATTACCAACTGTTACGGCTAAACGCAAGCCTGGGGCGCGGTTTAAAAAGCCTGCTTCTTTACCTTCGTTTGGGATGGCTTCGGGAAACAGATTAACCATGCGGTTATCCGCGGCGTTGACGCTGCGAGCTACATACGCTTGACCTAAAATAGGTGTTTTCATGGCTTACGCTAAAGTAGCGCCTCGAACAGAGATTGCCCACCAATCCGTGCCAATAAATTGCAATAAACAACTATCACCAACGGCGTTAAATGTAATCGTTGTAAAGCCACCCAAATTAGCAGGTGTCAAAATGCCTGTATCGGCTCCAGCAGCTTCCGCTACGTAAACAATCATTTTTAGTTGCCCTGCGGTACCGTCAGCTAATGTTAGTGCGTTACCTGTAGCAGTTGATGTAAACGCCGTAGTTAGTGTTGTTAAATTGACCGCACCAGCACCTGATAAAGATTGAACCGTGCCAAACACGGGGCCAGTGGCAACGGATGTCGCCGTAGCCACACCTAATGTAGGGGTGACAAGTGTAGGGCTAGTAGCAAACACTAACGCGCCTGACCCTGTTTCATTAGTTACAGCGGCGGCTAAATTAGCTGATGTCGGCGTTCCTAAAAAAGTAGCTATGCCAGCACCAAAACTGGTAATTCCTGTGCCGCCTCTAGCAACGCTCAACGTACCTGTAGTACCTGCGACAATCGGCAATCCAGTGCAGTTAGTTAATGTGCCTGATTGCGGTGTGCCAAGAATCGGGGTTACCAAAGTAGAGTTGGTAAACAACGTTCCTACCGTAATGTTGCGGGTTGTCGTGCCTTGCTGAATCGGCAACAAGTTGCCTACGGTAGCCGAGGTAGCCGATGGTAATTGGTTAATGGTTACGTTTGCCATAGTTAATCCTAGTAGTTACCCGCAAAGATATTAAACCGTTGACGTGTACCGACCAAGCTGTAAGGCAACGCCATAATATCGTCAGGGTTGTTGATCCGCTTCAAGTTGCGCTTAGACGTCATCGCAATCCGCGCTACGTTAGCGGGTGGCTCAATACCGAACTCAGTAGCGATCTCGCAAGCCAAGTTGTATTTAAACGCCCGTAGGTAGCCCGGAGGCAAAGTGATGTCAGTCGATAGGCTTGGCACCCTTGATAGTTCTTCTACCGATACGATGTGGAACTCCAAAGGCTTAATAGGTACGGGATAGACATACATCTCAATGTCAGGGTAAGTCATATTGACCCACAAGACTTGAGGGTAAGTCGAAGTCACGGTTTTAACGGCAATACCGTTGTATTGCTGTTGGTTAATCAGTTTGATGCCGTACGAAATATTGGTCGCCGCATCTCTAAAATAGGTCGCATCGTCGACCAATACAGGGCGCTTGGGCGTACCGCCAAGAGCTAATGGCAAGTTACCAGTAGGGCCAAAGGTCAAGAATCGTGCGCCTGGAGGCCATGCTGCAAGCTGATCTTGGGTCGAGAATACGGCTAAACGCTCAGTATTCCACGAATCAAGCATTTGATTAAGCGCTGTCAATGCGTCTTGCGACGTGGCAGCAGATGGTGTTTCGCCTTCGGCTAAAACCCCTAGTACGCGCAGAGCGCCGTTAATTTGGTCGTTTGCCGTGGTCATGGCGTAACTCCTTATGCGGTTGTTTTACGTCGTCTTGTCTTTACTTCCAGCGCGTTAGCAGGAGCCGCCTCAACTTGTTCTTCTTCAACCACAGGTTCTTCAACTACAAATTCTTCAGTAGGCGTGTCGATAGTATATCGTTCCCAACCATAATTTTCATCATATTCTGCTTCCATATCACTGCAAGCCACTTTATGACCATGAATCGGGTGTTGTAAGTAAATAACAGCCATTACTCGGTATCCTCGGTTTTTTCTGGCTCATCCAACTTAGCCAATAACATTCGGTAAATGGATAGAGAGGTTTCAGCTTGAATTACGAAAACTTGCGCTTTTTGTAACTCGCGCTGAACCTGCTCCATTTCAGCAAGAATAAACTCTTTACTGATTTGCATTACGCTACGGTAGAAACCATAATGTAATACGTTGTGCCACCGCTAGTTACAGGGATAGTGTGGGTAACTACTGGGCTGCCGACTTTTGCGCGGAATACACCTGTTGCGCTTACTGCTGGCATTGCAGCAAAATTACCTACTTCACCTGTACCTGAGTTGGTTACACGCAAGAACGACGCATTAGACCATGTGCCACCAGACGCAAAGTCCGAGTCTAACTGCAACGCTGCTAATGTACCGCCTGGGTTGGTAGAAGAACCACCAATCGTTGCGCGGATTGCGTTAGCTGCGCCGCTAATAGTGCCTGATCCGTTAACGGATAACGAAATATGAGCGCCATTAGTAGTT